CGTGCATTGAGTTTATCACTTTTACAGCCGAAACTTTATCCGCTGGCTTTGCCTCTTCATCGTCGCCACGGGCGATTGATGCGAGCACCTTTAAGCTGTCCATGCGAGTCCAGAAGGCTTGCTCCTCAGTCTCAGCTTGAAGCGCCTTAACCCTTAGGGAGATATTAGGAGTTGCCATCAGCTTTGACGCCTCAACAGCAACGCACTCCTGCTTAGCAGTCGAGTTGTAAGCCTGCCGATAAGCTTCGCTGGCATTGCCTAGCTGAACGTATAGTTGGCAAAACTTTTCTTTTTTTGGTGTTAATTTATTTGTCATTGACAAACCTCTAATTAGTTGCACAAGCACAGCCTGCGCACTCAAATACTAGCAAAATAACCTAAAGTTGAAAAGGCGCTAGGCGCCTTTGTAATGCTCCCCAGTATTCCCATTCTGCCCAATAGCGTTAATTCGCTCGTCATCCGGCCATAAATCATCAATCGCCGCGCCAAGTTCGGCGTGCTTTTGCATCATAGCCGCATAACTATCATCGCTCATCACAACTAGTGATTGGTTCCCGTTTTGCGTGACAAATAGCGTATTGTCGCCGATTTCGTCACGCAAATTTGCAGCGTTTAACTTCATTTCGCTAATACTGATTATTCGCATAAATCACTATTCCGCTTTGTCGCACTCTCGCGCCATTCGCCGTTCTTGTCTTTGTACAGCGCATACATGCCGTGCGGATTTGCCTTGTACTCAGTCCCACGAATTTTCGCTTCAATCTCGCTGTCTAAGCGCTTATAAGTTTCAGTGTCGCCACTAACCATAGCTTGTAATAGTCCGTTCACTTCTTAACCTCCAAAAGTGGCAGCAACTTCTTAGCCATTGCTGCGTCATTTTCCTCTGATAATTCCCAGTTCGGCGCCGGAAACGCCAGCCAGGCAAAACCTATCGTTCGCTCGCACTGCATTTGTCTGTGGTAATTGTCTAGCGCGTCTGCAACCTCTGCCTGCAATACCTCGGTTCCAAAATGCAGCCAATCCGTCAACGTCTTAATCTTTCCATTGCTCTCTTGCTCAAACGTGACCATTAAGTATGACCATTTGTGCCTCAAGTCTTTTATTGCTCGCATAACGTTTGGCGTCACTGGCTCGCTGCGACCCTTTACGTAGTCCACTAGTTCGCACTTTCCGTCATCACCATCAGCCACGATTCTGCGCACACACAACCCACGAAGCGCCCACGTTGCAGCCGTCTGTAGCGACTTAAGCGGATTATATTTTTTGTTGCGCTTCCGCATCTTGCAATTCCTCGTAGATTTTTACCAGTTCAGCTTGTACGGCTTTCCTCATCGTTGTGACTGAACTCCTGAATATATACCCTTCCAGATACACCTCGCTCAACACCAAAAACGCATCAGGTGATTGCTGCACGCGCTCGATGGCCATGTCTAAATATTCTTCTGGCGTGTCGTCCAGAAATTCTTGTAGTGATTTCATTTTCACACCTCCCAACTCTTAACAATTCTCGCCAACTCTGCTAGTTGCACATCAGCAGAATAGGCATCAGCACTGGAAAAATAGGCAGCAGCATAGGCAGCAGCATAGGCAGCAACACGGGCAGCAGCATAGGCAGCATAGGCAGCAGCATAGGCAGCGACACGGGCAGCATCGGCAGCGGCATCGGCAGCAGCGCTGCCAGCGCGTTTGTTTTCGTCAGTCGGATTTTCTATAAAGACTTTTGCCGCCTCTATCGCCTTTCCTGGTCTATCATCTGTCGGCACGCTTTTCTCAAAAATTGGCAAGCATTGCTCGGCGCACCACACTGCAAACAGCTTTACGTCTTTTAGCTGTTGCTCGCTTAAATTTTGCTTGCCGATAAACCACAGGCAGTCGCTTACACTGTTGCTACCAGACGCAACACATTCAGAAAAGTTAATCTCAGACTCGCCGTGAACTTTTACAAAGCTGCTATATCCAGATTTGCACGCATTAAGTTCTCTAAGTATTGATGCAGATATTTTCATTTCATTCTCCTCGCTGTTGATGATTTAACTTTACACTAATTTGCCGACTTAACAAGTCCGACCAGTTTTGTTTTAAGCAATCCCAACGTTTTACAAACAAAACTCCTGCAACGCGTCAGACTCATTTATATCTACGCTAGACGATAAATCGCACCAACTAACCGCTAAAACCTCTCAAAATCGATTCTGTTGTGTTTTAGGGCTATTCCACCACTCCATTCAACTAGCCCCCAACTCCACCGCCAACCACACAACCAACCGCACAACCAGACAACACAACCAAACAGCACCATCTAACAACCTGTACGAATTACCGTTGGATATTCAATGCGTCATCGCTATACTTCTAGACACTGACAATATGTAAGTTAGTACTCACTAACTTTAAGACTGTATATTGTATACAATCCATATAAGTATTTTATTATTATAGAGATATTAAACTCTTATTTCATAAGAGTGTTTTCCAGTAGAAACACTAAAACCCCGCCCGATTTTCATCGGAGCAGGGTTTCATTCAATGCGAACTCAATGCGAACTCAATGCGAACTTTTCGTTCGCGTTGTAACCTATTGATTCTGCTAAGTTATTTCACTGTTTTCTGTCAATGCGAACAACGCGAACGTTTTTGAAATTTTAAGCCTGAAAAACTTTTTTATCGTCTCGGTGTTCGCGTTGTTCGCACGTTCGCACTAACAATTGTACACCGCATTTTTAAAGGCTTTCAGACCAATTTCCAATGCGAACAAAAAGTTCGCACTAACAGTCGCGTTACAAAAATTTAACGCACAAAACAAGCAAAAAAAAAGGCTACTTGATAGTAGCCTTGCCATGATTTTTACGCAAGAAAATATCGTGTAATTGTTTTTCCTCGATGTTCGCCGCTTTCTGATGCTGAGGCTTTTTTGCTTTTAACCAGGTGGTCTAGCGCTTGTTGTACTTCTTCTTTTGTATAAATTCGGAACCGCTTAACAATAGATGAGCAAGTTTGGCCTGTGCTTTTGGACAACACGCCAGCGACTTTATTCAGCAGGGCGCTGGATTTGTCTTTTAGCTCGTCTGCTATGTTTGCAGATGCCAGCATGGTTTTTAGGTCAATGTCTTGAGACACAAGCTCATGAGCAAACAGTACGCAGTTTTTGCAACGCGTTTTATCGTCTTTTCCAATGGCCAACGCCAAGCTGATTTTAAGCACTTGCTCGAAGCCACGGCGCGAGATGGCTTCGAGACCAGTACTGTCTAGGTGGTATGCGCTTAACTCGTAGTAAACGTCTTCCAAGTGTTCTAAAAGCTGCCTAGCTTCTGCGTCAGTTTTGATTGGTAGTCTGTCGCGTACTTCTATGCGTCCACGGTTACCGGTATCGGCATTGCCTCCACTCGCCAACTGTTTTAGTTTCATGGCTAAGCTGAGAGGCATTTCGCGCTCTTTGAACCCGCGCTTTGCTCGTGGGTTGTTGTCGTGCTCTTTAAATATCAGTGCGCGTCCAAGCATCCCGTTGGTAGCTTGCTCATAGCTCATTAGCGAGTCAAATGTTACTGGCGTTGTATAGCCAACAATACTCAAGAATGGGCGCTGAACGCCTCCGTTGGTTAGTATGTCGTTAAGCAGGTTTTTAATGCTATCCAGCATTTGCTCAGCGCCAAGTGGCGGATTGTTTTCAGACATGGCTTTTTTTATTGCTGACGCTTGCGCCTCAAGTTTTGCAACCACATCCTTAGCAACGTCTGCACCCAGTATTAACGTTTTGTTGGCTTTAGAGTAAATGCTCATGATGGCGCCGATAACACCCTCAAGGTAGGAGGCGCCGCCACGATTTGAAGCGTTAACAATCTTTTTAAGCATGATGCCGAATTCGTCAATAATGTAGTGAGCAGGTTGGTGCTCAACAACGTTGCGATAAATTTCTTGCTCTGATTTTATGGAGCCGTATGTCGCTCTACTTAAACCCGCCGCTGCGTGTAAAGCTATCTGCGCTTGTTGCACAGCTTCTTTGCCAGTAGCAGAGCCAGCCACGCAAAACATAATCATATTGGCAGTGGCGCCGTACAGCTCATCGTAATATCGCATACCTCCAATGTTTGCCAACGCTGATAGTGCGGCTGCTTTAGCAAGGTTGCGGCGCGGGAATCTGCATTGGTCATTAATCCAGTCGTAAATCTCGGTGTATAACCCAAGGCTTGTTTCGTCTGGTTCTGTGGCTTCGCTGCTAGGCTCGGTTGCTAAATCGCTCTCGAATGTTACGGATTCGCGCCACCCCGCCTCTTCTGCAAGATGGCGCAACGTGCCCATGGTGACAACGCTTTGCGACTTGCCGAAAGAATGCCATTTATGCTCTATTTTTTCATAGCCGCAATATTTCTTGCCTTTAGCACTCCACTCATTAAATAGCGCTATGCCTTCGCCGCTTGTCTCGTGATGGATTGCCATGCCTACGGAAACCCATTTGTCATAATCGCAGTCTGGATCTATATAAGACAGCATTTCAATGATTCCGTTAACATCATTGCTAGCTGCCATAGCCGGGCAGGTATTAGTTGGCTTTTCAAGCATGGCGATGAGTTCTGATGGGCAATCAGTTAGCTCGTCAGGTCTGCCTTTTAGTTTTTCGTAAACATTGCCGCTTTTGTGCATTGAGCCACAGCCGACAACGTAGCCGCTTGATTTAAAGTCAATGCCTTGGTACTTATCATTTTTGGTAGCAAGCTTGACGCCTTCTGGAAGCTTAAAATAAACATGAAGGCCGCCGCCGCCAGTCCTAACAACAAAACCTGATTTTGCCGTTAGGTCGCCAAAATCTTGACACAATCTTGAGTAAGACTCATCGCCGCCATTTCGCGGGTCAACGTCCACCACTAACACGCCATCGACAACAACTCCAAAGCCAGTATTGAACTGACCCGTCATTTCCATTATCTCGATTTGTTCCTCTGACCAGTTTGGCGTAGCTTGCCAGCGAGAAACGCGAGGGTGTTTGTAGATGGCTTGGCAGTTCTCATCGCCACAGCCACAAACACCATCGACCACATTGTATATTCCAAAAATCCGATAGCCTGCGTCAAAATAGTCGTTATGATTTATCATTGATCTCTCCGTTTAGTGCTGTTGTTAATGCTTTTAATACGTTAAGGCTTGGATTTGTATTTCTGCCGCTGGCTATGCCAGAAATGTATTGGCGGCTTAGTCCTGTAGCCCTTGCGACCTTGCTCAAATTGGCGTGACGCAACCTTGCCACAATTTCTTCAAGCGTTAGATTATTCATTTTTTATGCCTCTAATTAAGTTTTGCTTATAGTAGCATAGTTGACGGTTTAGGAAACTATTTTTATCAATTTTGAAAAATATAGTTGACACATGAAAACACATGCTCTAAATTTGACACCGTTGAGAAGAAAGAAGGAGGCAATAAAATGTCGTTACTATCAACAATTGAAAAACCAAAAGACCGCCCAATTATTTGCACGCTATTGGGTGATGCAGGGTTAGGTAAAACCTCACTAGCCGCAACATTTCCGAAGCCGTTATTCATCCGTGCGGAAGATGGTATGCAGTCAATTCCAGTTAACGAGCGCCCTGATGCACTACCAATGCTAACCAGTGTTGAGGCACTATGGGAGCAATTAATGGCGGTGTTGAAAGACGAACACGATTACAAAACATTAGTAATTGATTCTGTCACAGCGCTAGAGCGCATGTTTATTCAGCACGTGATTGACAGCGACCCAAAAAGCCCGAAGTCAATCAACCAAGCCTTGGGCGGATATGGCGCTGGCTTGGCGGCTGTTGGCGTACTGCATCAGCGTGTACGCAAGGCTTGCGGCATGATTAATGAGCGCCGTGGTATGCACGTTGTCTTTATTGGTCACGCTGACACAGAGACAATCGAACTTCCGGACCAAGAGCCGTACACTCGCTATAACTTGCGGCTTGGCAAGAAAAGCACCGCACCCTATGTTGATGATAGCGACCTCGTTGGCTTCATTAAGCTAGAAACATTTTTAAAAGGCGATGGCGAGCGCAAGAAAGCAATTTCAACAGGAGGCCGCGTTATTGTTTGTCACGCTAGCGCTGCAAACGTGAGTAAGAACCGCTACGGCATCGAACAAGAATTAGCTTTTGAAAAAAGCGTTAATCCATTCAAAAACTTTATTGCATCTTTAGGAGCATAGCACTATGTCATTTTGGAATTTATCAGATAACAACCAACTATCTACCAGCGGCGAATTTGAAATTGCAAAAGCAATGGAACCAATACCAGCCAAAACACAGGCTCGCGCAATCATTGACGAGGCAAAGTGGGACGAGTACAAAGGAGATAATTACATTTCTCTAAGCTGGTCGATTATTTACGGCGAGTACAAGAACCGCAAAGTTTTTCAGAAGCTAAAGGTAAAGGAGTCAGACGATAAGAAGCGCGACAAAGCGCTAAGCATGTTAGCTGCAATTGACGCTAACGCTGGTGGTCGTCTAGTAGCGTCAGGGAAAGAGCCTACCGACATGGAATTGGCGCTGTGCCTATGCAACAAGCCTATGATTATCCGAATCGAAGTTTGGGAAATTGATGACAAGAAGGGTAACTGGATTAGCGCTGTTGCTCCGGTGGTCAAGCGGTCGTCTACGCCAGCGCCTCAAGGTGCAAAGCCAGCAGATGATGACTTTTTTGTATAACTAATTTGTGGCGGCAGAAATGCCGCCTTTTAACTAGATAAGGGGTGAACCATGGAACAACAACGCAGCAAAGAGTGGTTTGAAAAGCGAAAAGGTCGAGTTACTGGCTCGTCAGTTGGTGCAATATTGGGGTTTGACCCATATCGCAATGAAAGTGACGTAATGCGCCAGATGGTGCGCGAATACCACGGCGCTGAGCGCGAATTCACTGGTAATGCTGCAACGCAGTGGGGTGTTGCAAACGAAAGTAACGCGCTGTTTGAGCTGTCTTGCGAAATCGGCGATATTAGAGAGACTGGATTCCACACATACGAGGACTGGCTTGGTGCTAGTCCAGATGGATTTTATGCAAATGGCGTTGTCGAAGTTAAATGTCCGTTTAGCCGTATGAATTGCGGTGAATTCAAGACGCTTGATGAACAACCGCACTATTACGCGCAAATGCAAATTGAAATGTTAGTAACTGGCACTGGCATCTGTGCGTTTTTTCAGTGGGCCCCGCACGCTAGCAAGCTAGAATACGTGCATTTTAATCAAGAGTGGATTGACGAAAACTTGCCTAAACTGCGCGATTTTTACGAGCGATTCTTGCTTGAGATCGACAATCCCGTTCACTTGATGGACAAAGTTACTGAGATTAACGCGCCTGATTTAGCTGAGGATTACAAGCTGGCAAAAATTGCTTATGACGAGGCTGAATCCAATTTAAAGTCGGCGAAAGAGGCGTTAATCAAAGCGGTTGGCGCAAGTAAAAAGGCTGTAATTGGTTCGTTGGCTGTATCGCTTGTGCAAAAAGAAGGCGCCATCAGCTATGCAAACGCGGTTAAAAAACTATGTCCAGATGCAGACTTAGAGCCGTTCCGTGGAAAGCCAAGCGAATATTGGATGATCCGCGATGTTTGAGTTGAGAGACTACCAAAGCCGCGCTGTTGACGCGGCTATTGGCCACATAAGCAAGTCCACTGATTCGTGTTTGCTTGAGTTAGCTACAGGTGCGGGAAAGTCTATCATTGTTGCAACGCTAGCCGAGTGGATTAACCGCAAAAGCGGAAAGAAAGTGCTTTGTCTTGCGCCAAGTAAGGAGCTGGTGGCGCAAAACAGGGAAAAATATCTAGCAACAGGAAACCCGGCAAGCGCTTGGTGCGCGTCAGTTGGCGAAAAGTCAATGCTGCATGATGTTGTGTTCGGCTCGCCTCAGTCTGTTATCAATGATATTGCCAAGTTCGGGGATCAATACTGTGCTGTCATCGTCGACGAAGCACATGGAATAACGCCGACAATTAAGCAGATAGTCGATCACATAAAGTCCGCAAACAACCGTTGTCGAGTTATTGGATTAACCGCAACGCCGTACCGAATGGGTACGGGGTACATTTATCAAATAGGTCTTGATGATAAAGTCTTGCCAGAAGATCAAGCGATTGACCCATATTTTAAAAAGCTTGTTTGCAGTGTTCAGGCGCATGAATTGATAGAAAAAGGCTACCTGACAAAACCAACGACCACGCCGACACCAACGCACTACGAGGCGGCAGGTCTAAAACTAAATAAGATGGGCAAATTCAACGCCAAGGAAGTAGAACTTGTTTTCACTGGTCAACAGCGCGTTACCCATGAAATTGTTAATCAAGTTGTTGAGCTTACCGCCGACAGGCTTGGGGTTATGTTTTTTGCGTCAACAATACAACATGCAAAAGAGATAATGCAAAGCCTTCCCGCTGGTAATTCTGCGCTAGTGACAGGTCAGCTTAAAAAGACTGAGCGCGAATCGCTAATCAAAGCGTTTAAAGCTAAATCAATCAAATACATTGTTAACGTTGACGTACTTACCACTGGCTTTGATGCGCCACACGTTGACGCAATAGCGATATTGAGAGCTACGGAGTCTGCCAGCCTACTACAGCAGATTGTTGGGCGCGGGTTGCGATTGAGTGAACATAAACACGATTGCTTAGTGATGGATTTTGCGGAAAACATCGAGCGCCATGGGCTTGAGAATGATTTGTTTAGGCCGACAATCACGACTGCGAAATCCGGCGGTGAATCCGTTAAGTTGGAGTGTCGGTGTCCACTTTGCGGTGGCTCAAACGAATTCACTAAGCGCAACTCGAAAGAGTACGCTGACCTACCAAACGACCAATACGGTTATATCGTAGATTTAGCGGGTAATCCGATAACGCTAGACGATGGCAAAACGCAGATACCAGCACATTACGGGCGAAGATGCGAGAACACGGAGCTAATCAACGGCGTGTTTGAGCGATGCAATTACAGATGGTCGTTTAAAGAGTGTCCAAGTTGTAATGCAGAAAATGACATCGCAGCTCGTTATTGCGTTAGTTGTAAGCACGAACTCATTGACCCAAACGAGAAACTTAGGCTTGATTTTAAGCGGATAAAAGAAGATCCATATTCGCTATCAACCGACAAGATTATCTCTTGGCGTCCGCAGCTTTGGGTCAGTCAAGCAGGCAATACTACGTTAAAAGTAACCTACACGACTGACTACAATACGTTCGACACTTGGTATCACTGCGACACACGAGACCCGCGCAAAGTGGCGCTTTGGAATGATTTGTGTATTGCTGTGTTTGGCCGAGTTGCCCCTAGCGTTGAGTCATTTGTAAAAACATACGCGAGCGGGAAAGGAAATCAGCCGGAAACAATCACGGTTAAGCGTGACACTGGCAGCAAGTTTTACACAGTTTATGGACATAACAGACCGGAGACCACTTTAGATGAAATTACCAGAAAACATTAAGATTTATGGCGACTTGACGCATCGCGACAAAAAGTGTCCGAAAGAAAGCGCTGAGCAGATAACTTTTTTTAACGAGTTGAGGAAAAAATATCCGCATGTTGCAAAGTGCGCCGCCCACATGCGCAACGAGGGCAAGCGCACCATCCATCAGGCCTCAAAAGAAAAGGCCGAAGGCATGAACGCAGGATTTGCAGACATAGTGATTGCAGGTTGCCCAACGCTATTAATTGAGCTGAAACGCCGCGACCATACGCTAAGCACAATAGGCAACGAGCAGCTCGAACACCTTCTCGCAGCGCAAAGCATTGGCGCTAAAGTGTGTGTGGCTCTCGGATGGGAAGCCGCAATGCGAGCGGTTGAGGAGTGGCTGAGTGCTGCCAGATAATCACCACGAACATGACAGGCAGTTTATAAAAGATACGCTAAGCCTGTTGCCGCTAGACAAGCGATTGGTTGCGGTCAGTGGATATAGCAGGCTTTACGATAAGACCATTAACGACCAATCCCTACCACCGCACCGCCGCGAAAATGCAGCGCGGTACGAGTGCAATACGCGACTGAGAGCCTATGTAAAAGCTTGCACTGCTCTGACCAGTTAAAAACAAGTTGACGGTTAAACTTAAATAGCTAAACTTAAACCGTCAACAAATAGGAGCAATTAAAATGAAATACAAATTTAACTTCAACACAAAAGTAGTAAATGGAGTAACGCTTCATCAAATTGAGTGTGTTACCTCGTTTTCTGACGTAAAAGATGGCGATGTTGGTGGGTGGATAGAGAAAGAATCAAACTTATCGCAGTACGGCAATGCTTGGATTTACGGCAATGCTCGTGTTTACGGCAATGCTTGTGTTTCCGACGATGCTCGTGTTTCCGACGATGCTCGTGTTTTCGACGATGCTCGTGTTTCCGGCAATGCTTGGATTTACGGCGATGCTCGTGTTTTCGACGATGCTCGTGTTTCCGGCAATGCTTGGATTTACGGCGATGCTTGGATTTACGGCAATGCTCGTGTTTCCGACGATGCTCGTGTTTACGGCAATGCTCGTGTTTTTATTGGCTTATGGCGGTCAGATGACATCATTGAGCTACAAATAAAAGGGTCAATGCACGAAGTAAACTCACCAGATGGTCGGCTGATCAGAATAGGTTGTCAAGAACACTCGCCTAAGCACTGGCTGTCTCATTTTGAGGTTATTGGAAAAAAAAACGGTTACTCTTGCGAGCAAATAAAAGAATACAAAATGTATATCGATCTGTTTTGTCAAATTCTTCCCGAGTCGAATTGAAATCACAAGAAATAGTTAAAAACAAGTTGACGGTTAAACTTAAATAGCTAAACTTAAACCGTCAACAAATAGGAGTAACAACATGAACGCAGAATTAATCGCAAAAGCCGCGCTGCTAACCGCGCAGTACAACGAAACAATACCGGACAAACTGGTATTTGCAACGCTGACAGTCAGCCCGATTGTTCAGTTTTTTATCTTGAGCCGTAGCCGTTTTGCTAGTGAATTTAGCTGCAAAATCAGCGACACCGAGCAGTTGCAATCATTGTGCAATCACATTCAGGAGCTAATAAAATGCGCCGCACACTAACAATAGCAGCGTTTTACGCCGCGAGTTTTGGATTTTTTGTTTGGGTGTTGTTGGAGTTTAGCAAATGAGTACAGAGCATAAAAGCTATACGGATAAAGCGAACAAGGATAGCTGGGCAACGCCTCAGTATATTTTTGATTATTTTAATAAGATTTTCAACTTTGATTTTGATGTTGCTGCAAGTGCAGATAATGCCAAGTGCGAGGACTTTTATACAATTGAAGATAATGCGCTTATAAAAGTGTGGGGCGACGTAAATTGGTGTAATCCGCCATACAGTAACATCAAGCCATGGGTTGAAAAAGCAATATTTGAAAGGATGCGAAACAATAAGACAGTGATGCTGCTGCCGTCTGATACTAGCGTTGAATGGTTTAGATTAGCGTTTGACAATTGTAGTGAGTGCATATTTATAAGCGGCAGACTGTCATTTATTAATGCCGCAACCGGAAAGCAGGTAAGTGGAAACAATAAAGGTTCTGTTGTTTTTGTTTTCGGCGATCCAGTATTGCAAAAGGTAAAGCTTATAAAAAGAGATTCACTCTATGGCGGTAAAAAATGAACATCTTAATCAAAAACGGAACCGAGCTAACGCCGTTTGACTTTATTCGCACGGCTTGGCAAGCGTACAAACACCATCGGAAAATGAAAAATTGCAGTATTCATACTTACGACAAGACGAAAACCAATACCAGCGGACATGTAACTGTGCGAGTAAGAAAGCAGGTTACGGCGGAACTAAAGCCATGAACATGATTAAAGAGTCAATTTTTTGGCTGTTAATTGTTGTCGTGATATTTGCCGCATTTTCAACAAGCGAACATCATGAGCAAGTCGAGCAGCTACCAACCGAGGCGCTGCCAAGCGTTGGGCTGTGCAAGCAAGCTGCACGAGTAATGAATCACACGAAAGGCCACAGCCGCGACACTATTCGCCGCGCCGAGGCGCTAGTTAACAAATGCAAGGAGTTGGGTAATGAAAAGGGCAATATTTCTTTTTGACAAGACTGGCATTATGGCTAAGCCATGGGCTGATGCAGGCTATCTTTGCTACTGCTTTGACGGTCAGCACGAACCTGGCGTGTCGCTATCTGAGCGCGAAAATATTTTAAACGTTGGCATGTGGTTTAGTAATGATGTGACTGGCGATTTAAGCGGTTTAGATATTGACAAGATTTTATCAATAACTGGACGAGATATTTCTTTTGTGTTCGGTTTTCCTGAGTGTACCGATTTAGCAGTGTCAGGGGCTGCGCATTTTGAAGCAAAACGAAAAAATAATCCGTTCTTTCAAGATGAGGCTATGGTTTTAGTCAAGCTTGTTGAATCGCTAGGCGTTGAGCTTGGCTGTCCTTGGGGGTTGGAAAATCCTGTCAGTGTAATCAGCTCATTATGGCGCAAGCCTGATTTCTGCTTTCACCCATACGAGTTCGGCGGGTATTTGCCAGGCGATGATGCGCATCCACTGTACCCTGGCTATATAAAGTCACGCGATGCCTACCCAAAAAAGACCTGCATATGGTGTGGCAATGGATTTAAAGAGCCAAATAAAAAACCAGTACATTGCGCTCCAGGATACTCCGAACAACACAAAAAACTTGGCGGCAAGTCACTTAAAACAAAAAACATCAGAAGCGCAACGCCTAGAGGATTCGCAATTGCTGTTTTCGAAGCTAACAAATGCAAGGAGTTGGACAATGCAAGCAATTAATTTGAGCGTGATTAAAAGCGCCGAGTTTGGCGTAGTAAAAGCCGAATTTGAAACAAAAACGTTGGTAAGAACGGCGATTAACTCAACGCCAAAAGCTGGCGATAAAGTAACGCTAATGATGCGCGAGAAGCAAGCTGCGAACTTTCAAACCATGCTAAGTAAGCGCGCAAAGGGAAAGTTTACATGCGCCACAAAACGCATTGGCGATAGCAATGTTGACGTTACTGTCACGAGGGTTGAGTAATGAAGCTTGACAAGCAAACAACAACGTTTTTAATACAAAATAGCCATGTATCAATCGCGGTACTGTCAAAGCTATCAGGCGTTAGCCGCCAGCGAGTCGCAACTGCATTGCGCAAGGCATTTGGTAGCAGATACAAGCCGACAGACTACGCTGGCAAAGGCTCGCCAGACAATCCGCTTGGCAACTTTGCAGAAGTCGCCAAAAGCGCCATAAGCCGCATTGGTATTGAGCAAGCAGCTAAAATCTGCGGCCTATCTGAGATTACTATAAAGCGGTTTTATCGCTGGAACTCCAATCCAAGCGCCAGAACTATTGCAAAACTTGACAAATTAAAGACAATTTCTGATACTTAAATCGTATTTCATGATCTCCTTGTTGTTACTTCTAGCCTCGCTCTGCGGGGCTTTTTTTTGCGTTTACCTGTTGATTTAAGTTTAGTTGATGCTAGTATTGAATTAACCAAAACAAGGAGCAACAAAATGAACTTAGAAACGCAATCAAAAATGCAGTTTGAACAAAAGCGAATTTTCAATATCGCCAAAGGTCACGCAGAAGAAGCAGCGCAGCTTGAGCGTCAAAAGCAATGGGGCGCAGCTAGCCGCAAGTGGAAGGCAGCAGCAAGTTACTACAATGACTCATACTGCCGCAGTTGGCACAATGCAGACTGGTGCGAAAAGCGCGAGGCTTTTTGTAAGATGATGAGTCGCGGCGGCTTGGGCAGCAAGGAGTGTAATTAAATGAGCAGATTAATCGAGCAGCTAAAGCGGCATGAAGGGTTTAGGTCTAATCCGTACATCTGCACTGCTGGAAAGCTAACTATCGGTTATGGCCGAAATTTGGATAATCGAGGCATCAGCGAAGATGAGGCGATTGCAATGTTGAACAATGACATTAGCGATTGCCGGAACATGCTAGAGCGCGGAGAAGTTGGGTCAATCTATCTATCGCTTTGCGATGTTCGCCGCGATTGCCTAGTTAATATGTGTTTCCAGCTTGGCTATGCTGGAATTTCAAAGTTCGTGAAAATGTGGAATTTCCTAATTCTTGATGATTTTCATGGGGCTGCAGTTGAAATGCTTGATAGTAAATGGGCAAAACAAACGCCGGAAAGAGCAAGCGAGCTAGCCGAGCAAATGCGATCAGGACAGTATCAAAAATAAGGCGCATTAAGCGCCTTTTTTAAACCTGTCAACAACGCCAGCGGCAAAATAAAATCCGACAATCAGATTAACTGGCTGAAAAATTACTTCCTTGGCCATCACATAGATGTCGTTTTTAAACTGCGTTACAGGTTTTACTGCTATCTGAGCGATATTTTCGCTGACTGCCAATGTTGCCAACGATGTTTTGTCAGTTGACAAAAACACATACAGCATTTCAAGCAGTGAAGCTGCACCATACGCCACTGTCCAAGCAAACAATCCAGCGATAAACGCTAGCGCAATGAATCGCCTAGTTGGGCTTTGATAGCTTGTCGAGCGCATGTACTCTAGCAAAAAATCAGAGCGCTCCTTGTCGCTCATTGCATCGAGTCCGCCGAGTTTACGAATTGCGTCTATCGCGACGTCCTGCGCCTTGGTCGAGCTAAAAAGCCCACCAAGAAATGTTACTATTGAGCTAATCATTGTCTTGTTACGCTTAATATTAGCGTTTGATTGTTAGCATGTTTCATCCTTAATTCAGATAGTCTAGATCAAAAACCATCGATGCATTCGGACAGTCGCCGATAAAAAATGTAACATCAGAGTTCCTCATTAAAGGTAATCAATCAGCAGTGTGTATCCGGCGGGCTTTCCTGCTGTCACAATGCCAGTAGTGATGTAGTACCCATCGGCTCTCACAAACCCATTGGTGTTAGGATAAAAGAACCTTGTTGCTGTGGCTGAAATTTTCTGCCAGTGCATACCGCATGTTGTGCTTAGATCCCACACGGATTCAGCAGCAATTTCAACACCGCCAGCAGTGCGAAGCCTTACAGTTTTAATCCTGTCCATGGCAATAGGTACATCTTGCCATTTGATCGTAGGCGCACCGCCAGAACCAGGAAAGCTATCAATCGGATATTCTAAAGTTCGCGTGAGTATTGCAGGCTTAGGATCGATAGTTTTCACGTAGTTGTCATATGGTACACCAATAGCATCACAGAATGCTTTAGCCATTATTTCATGGCCGTTTTTATCTGGATGCAAACCATCCGAGTAGTAGAAATAAGGAGCTTGACTTAATGCAGTTTTGTCGTATCTGATTAACGAATAACCACCAGCAATCGCAAAATCAACAATAGCCGCGACATAATCATCATAGGTAAAACCCGCCTCTTGTACAGAGTGCAATGCTGGGTTTGCCTTAGGAGGAACAGTCAGCAAGAAGGTTGTGTTAACTGATAGCGCTTGAATCTCTGTCATGAGCGATTGCAACGATGCAATGTACTCGGTCGGAGTCTGCGAACGGCCAGCTTGATAAATGCTGTTTGTCCCCAGCGCAATCACAACCAGCTTGCGCTGACTGAACGACACTTCAAAATTACTAAGCGCAGATATTTCTGCGATTTTTGTTGGTGTGTTGAAGTCGTCAAATGTGCGCCCAGACCATCCAATTGCGTTAACTCGAACACCGAGAGTACTGGTCTTATATAGCGTAAATCCTGAGATTATCAGCGTCCCGCCAACAGCAGTAATGCGGATTGTGTCAGAAAGAACTGATTCCTCGGCTAATGTGATGTATCCAGTATGGCTTGCTACTGCTGTGCCTGTTGTGGCAAGTGTTCCAACTGAGACGCCGTTTAGAGCTACATCAGCAGATGTTGCTGTGTGAGAAGCACTTGAGCCATCATAGAAAAAACCTATTTGGCTTAGCTCTCTAAGTGTTACCTCTATCCATTCGCCAGCAGGAATGGATAGTTGTTTTTCAACCAAGCCAGTGTTCGGAAATGTCACTGCAGCAGACGAAACAGCGCCGCCGTTGCCGGGCATCCCAACCTCAAACCATGTTCCGTAGAACATGTTTACGTTGGTTTCATACATTCGGCCGGTGTCATTGCCGAAGCCACGGTTGCTATGGTTGAAGATTGAACGGCACGAGCGGTACAAATAGCTTTGATAGAAGTTTGCATTGCTCAGGCCAGAACCACTAAAAATACCCTGCGTGATAGAATCACCGATTATAGTGATGCTTGTTGCTTCGGACGTTCTTGCTGCGGTCAGGTAATTTATTTTAGTCAATTCATCAGCGCTTACCTCAGCCAGTGCGTCAGAGAGTCCATCAATTGTTTGTTGTACTGTCTGCGATTTTGTGTTATCTGTGATTGCAGAGGCAAGGTGCGAGCCAGCGTCATTCCTGTCAGACAGCGAATTGTGTGTTGCATAGCTAATGCGCTTTGTCACGCCACCCACAGAAACATCATAGACCCCAGCGGAAACGTAACAACTAAACATGCCGTTGCTGTCAGTTCTGTTTGATGAGCCATCCTGGGCGATTGGCACTGTGCCGTTTTCGTCAGCGTAAATGCTAGCAAGCCCGCCACCAGCCAAATAGACGTTGACCACTTGGCCAGCTATATAGTTTGGCTCGCCTGTAAAATTAGCTGCGGCTATGTTGATTGGTACTAATGACATTAAAAATCTCTCCGACCTTTGATTGTGAGTGCGTTGTCGCCAACTATCGTAACTGCGTTACCGTTTGATTTTATAGCATAACCAGCCTGCCCACCAGCGGAGCCGCTCTGATCGTCGCCGCTATCGCCCCATGCGCCACCGCTAACGCCAGCTAGCTCGCCAGCCGCAGACCTTGACCCGTCTTTACCGTCCTCGCCGTAAATTATGAATTCTCCGTCAATCTCCGCGCTGCCTCTCTGCGCGCCACTACCACCAACGAACCCCTGACCACCACCGCCGCCGTTGCCAGCAGAAGCGTTAAGCGTTGAGTTGTTTGCAAACGATCCATTGCCTGCTGCACCACCGCCGCCCGAATAGATAACGCCCTGAGTTGTGTCAATCGAGCATGGCACTGTTAGCTCAATCGCATTACCACCAGCCGATCCGCTAGTCCCGTCTAGATATTTTGCCTGCGGTATGTCTGCTATATTAACAACAAACACATCAGCACCAGCGCCACCGTTACCACCAGCACCTAGGATTGAGCCGCGATGCACAAATTCAAACGTTACGCCGCTTGCTTGTGTGCCAGTCGTAAACGCTGGATTGGCTGTTGATGTTGCGCCAATGGTCACGCCACTAGCAATAAATATTTTGTAATGTCCGGCGGTAGGTGCGAACTCAGTTGACAAATCGTAATCAGTTTTATCTGAGTCGATAACAAAATCAAAGTCTGAGGCGCTGATAACATCTTGATAACGCCGCGCCGTGACTTTGTAGCGCTGCACTGCTGGCAAGTCTTGCAGTGATAATATTTGCAGGTTTCGCGACTCGGGCAATCCGTCCGTGCCCTGATTGCGATCACTGACCACGCTAATCAGCTCGCCTTCTTCGATAAAACCGCCACCGAACGAACCGTACCGCGACCAGTCGATTTCAAACGTCCACTGCTCAGGTATATCTTTGTTAACGTTAACAGTCTGTGCTGCGCTTGCTACAGCAATAGCAACGTCAGTATCAGAGTTGGTTAGTAGGTCAGTGTAAAAAGCTTTGGCTTCATTTGGCTCTAACGTGCCAGTCAATTCAGTGTCAAGATTGATTGACGTATAAACGATTGACGCATTTTCGGCGTTAGTTGACTTGGACGAGTCAAACGGTGCAAATCCGATAGTTTGGCGCGTGTACTGCTCGCCGGATTTTGGATCTATTGACAGCGATTCTCTATAAATATCAGTTTCATAGCTTAGTGATAACGGCTGCTGCGAAAAGTCGCTAGATGCTTTGATTCTTAGCTTTTGCGCAACTTCATCATAGTACACAACAAGCCCATTCTTTGACCACGCTTTGATTATCTCGTTAACTCGCTTATCAATCTCAAGCGGTCGCCAATAAACAGGTCCAGTGCCATTTTCAACCGCAGCGATAGCGCTTATGTACGTGTCAAAAAACTTTGCTGGAATGCTCGACTTTTGCCACAAGTCGACAATCAACTGCACTGGGTTAAAGTCAGTCAGCACTGCGATGTATTGCACCGTAGCGTTGACAGAGTGGTCTTTTTTAGTGCTGCCGCCAACTGCACGTGTAACGATGGCCAAAACGCCTGTTGTTTTGTTTGTGACTGTGCAATCAATCAATTCATTGTCAACTTGCACCGTCACTGCGTCAGTGTCATCGCCATATTCACCAACCAAAAAATCTTTTAGCTCGATTGTCGTCGACGCGTCATTGATGGCATTTAGCAGTCGACCTGAGCTTACTGCTGGGTATTTAATCTTACTGCCTTCGGTCAGTATCAGAGGGTCATAAGCTTGCAGACTGAACGTGCCGTCATTAAGCCTTACTGAATCAATGTAATATTCACGCGCCAAACATTGGTTGCGATCAAACTGACCGTTAGCCGCAAAGCCCGTCCAAACAACTAGGCGGCGATTTTTCATAAATGGGTGTCTAGCTAACAGCTTGCCAAATAGCGTACCGTTGCTCGTTCTGCGGTCAGCGTATGGCACAGTCAGCCAGTCGTTGTCCACGGTATCAGCAATGCTAACGTTGTACCCTGAGCGCTTCCCTGTTGATTCGCCTGGCGCAACTATACCAGCGCGATGCGATGCAGACTTAAATCCATTAAGGTATTTGCTGCCATCAGTTAGCTGTTGACTGGGGAATAAAAGCTCGCGCTCAGCATCGCGGTCAAACGAATCGCCTGTTGAGCAACCCTTGCCGTTTGGCAGTCTTGGATAGCCGTAGCAACTACCGTCAGCCTCGCCGCTATGCTTGATAACTGCCCAAGTGTAAGCCGAATGGCTTGAGGCTGTAGTGCCAAGCTGCGCTCTTGCTGTGATATTGATAGTTGTTGCATCAACGATTGATATTTTTACTAGCTCGCCGTCCATCAGCAAGTAAGGATTTGCGTTAGTAAAAAACACAGGATCGCCTAGATTCGCTCCATATGTCGTAACTGTAACGTTGCCAGTATAGCTAGCGTCAATAGCAGTCACGACACTGATATCACGTTTATCTAGCGCTGCGTCAGTTGTGTATTTGCAGCAGTTTGGATAAATACCAACGACAATCAGCGGATTCGCCCCTTGGACTGCTTTTAATGTGTCAAAACTCATTGATTACGCTCTGCCCTTAAGTTTGATATTAAGCGTACCATACAAGCTGCTATCATACCGCATTTGCTGCATATTGTTTGGGTCTTGCAAGCCAAAAGCATTTTGGTTTTTGCTCGTGTCCCATTTGAAAAACACTGGGCGGCAATTTTTAACGTGGTCTTGATATTGCGGCCATTGCTGCTCAAGCGAGTCAGCAGCATTTGAGTTCAATCGCAAAAACTTAAACGCCGCTTCTGTCTCATAACCTTTGTTAATGCGGCGACCAATGATAAATTGTCCGTTATCGCTGAAAAATGACTCAACCTGATCGATATTATTTAAGTGCGCTGGCGCAAAGCCAACATCGGGCAGCCGCGGCAACACCCAAGCTTTTCCAACATAAATACAGCTAATATAAAGCTTTGACGTGAATGTCAGCGTCAACCGTTGCTGTGAGCATGTTACGGCGTCCCAGTATTCGCAAATTGTGCGATTATCTTCATATGCCGCAAACGTCGCCACTTCGACCCATGAGCCCCCAGTGAACACTTCAAACTTGCCCGTCAATCCGGCGCTAAAGCCGTTGTGAATACCGATACCGAAATAATCAACTTCTGACAGTCCCGACTGCGAAAACGTTATTGTGACCGAGCCGCTCGATGGCGACGGGCTGTATTTAGTGTTGTCTGCGTAGTCCAAGCAGTTGCTAAAAGGATAATCGCCGTCCTGATTAAATCCGGTAATTGCCGATATTGGCAACAACGACTTATATCCGACAATACTAAACGCGCAATCGTTACCCGCCGCAACGCTCGGCGTTGAGCTTAAAACAAATACGTTACCGACAACTGTTGTCATTAAATCGCTCCAATTCTGCGGCCATTTTCCAGCGCTGAGTTGATTATAACAGCGCTGTCGTCATCGCCAAGCGCTTGTTTGACTGTCTGCTTAAGTACCGCGCCAGTTATCACAGCATCGTCAGCAATGTTGATGTTGATGATTTTTTGCTGATTAAGCTCGCTAGCTGGCTGTAGCGTTGGTGCGGTTGGTGCTGCCGAAACTGAGCTAGCGCCGAACGAAGCAGCCGAACTACCGCTATTGTTAATTGAGTTTAATGCCAGTTTAGCGTTTGCAGCTATTAGTAGCGCCATTCCCGTCGCAGTGTAAAAATCATTCTCAGCATAAGCTCTAATCCCGCCGGCCGCTGCGTCTGCGATAACTTGGATCCTACGTCTGCGTTTGTTCGCTTTTTCAGATTTGCTGCCAAAGGCGTCAGCGAGTCTTAGCGCTGTGTTGAAATAGCCCTGCATTGTATTTATTTGATCTAGACGCTCCTGAACAGCTAAAGCCTGCCTTGCGCTAACGCCTTGCTCTTTTATTCTTGTTAGCTCATCTTCGTGGGAAAGCTCAAGCAAGCGCTCTTGCTCATACAGAGCAGTAACCGCCGCAATTTTTTCTTCATCAGAAATTTTATCGTTGTTCAATATCTCAAGCCTTCTTTCTTGCAGCCTTGCAAGGTCTTGCTGAAAGCTTTCTTCTTCTCTAATGCGCTGCTCGCCAAGCTGTATCTCTAGCTGAGCTTTTCTTTGTTCGTATTCGTTACTATTGGCATTTAAAGCAGCTTGCGAATATGCGCCATAAAGTTGCAACCTGCTGCTTAGAGCTTGGCCAATGATTGCGTTTTCGCGCTCTATTTCACTAGCAACATCGACTTTAGCTTCTTCTTTCTTTGTAACAGTTGACACGCCAAGCGCATTCGAGCCTATGGCAGCAGTTGATAATATTTCAGCCTGTTTAGACTTTACTTTTTCATAACTGATAACAAGCTGCTCAGCCTCTTTAACTCGCTTTTCTGTAGCTTGTCTTGCTGCGCTGTTTTGCTGAATTATCGAATCAATACTTGCGTCGCGTACATCATCAATCTGTTTAATGCGCTCTTTTAATAGCGCCCTTGCGTCAAACCTATCTTTGTCATCGAATGGATTAATTGATGCGGCTATCGCCTCGCCGTAGGCTGAGGCTTTATCTAGCAGTACGGCAAACTCAACAGTTGCAAGCTGGACGAAAGAGCGAATATTGGGAATTATGTTTAAGAAAGAATCTTTAATGTCTTGAGTTGTAATATTCGTATCGTCAACAAGTTTTAAATCAAACTGCCGATACACTGACAAAACTGTATTTAATGTCGCAGTAACATCGGTGCCAATAACTCTAACCTGATCTGCGAACAACTCGCCAAACTTACCAGCCGCTCCGCTAGCAAGTAACACTGAAAGCTCATCAAGTGACTGTGCAACCGAACCAATTACACCGCCTAGCGCCTCGCTTGCGCCGATTGCTGTGTTAAATTCGCCAACCAGCCTAATTGTTGAGTTTTCCAGAACTTGAAATTGGTCTGCCGCCGTTGGAATTGCTTTGCTAAACTTGGCATCAAATTCATCTGCACCCTTGAGTAGCGCTTGAAACACTCGCTCAGAAGTAAGCTTACCTTGCTCGCCTAGCTTCTTAAGCTCGCCAGTTTGCACGCCAAACTCTTTGGCAATTGCCTGAGCCACTGGCAGCGACGACTCAAGCACCGAACGCAATTCGTCACCCTGCAAAGCGCCAGTACCAAGACCTTGTCCTAGTTGCACAAGTACAGAACTAACCTCAGCCGCACTTGCACCGTTAGCTTTAAACGCCTTTGTTAGACCTTCAGTGACTCGCAACACGTCGGCCTGACTTACTCCAAAGTTTGCCACAGAGTTAGCTAGCCGTTGATACGCTGCGCTAATGCCTTCGATGTCAGAGCGCGTAGCTTGAGCGATACCAAATATGCGAGCTTGAACGGCCGCAAACTCATCAACAGTTTTGGTGGCTTGCCTGATTTGGTTTCCGACTTTGACCCACGCGTCGCTATACTGGGTTAACTTTCCAACACTTAAAGCTGCGGCCACTGCCAGTGCGACTTTGCTGGCAGTTGACCCTAGATTGCTCATTGATTTGTCTAGCTTGTCTGCGCCGCTCTGCGCCTCGCCAGCATCAAGTTTAATCTTAATAACCGCTGTATCTGTCATTGCTTAGCGCTCGCTTTTATTTTCTCGACATGAATGTCGATGTAATGAGTGTCTACGCATAACAGTATATCAACTAAATCGCTGATTTGATAACAGCCAGCGCCGTAAATCTCAATGTACTGCCTAAGCACAATCTCGCTAAGTCGCATTGGATAGCCGCTTGAGTATTCACGGCTTGAGCTAGCGCGATTAAATAACGCTAATGCGTGTGACTGCTCATCAGTCAATGTTGGTCGTGGTTTAACTGGCGGCACGGCTGCTGAACCAAACTTCTTAGCTAACTTTTCAGCGCTAGCCATAGCCGATTCGTTTGCCTTGCCGTCAATGTCCCACGCCACTACTTTTTTAGCGCATCAATGTCCTCGATAATTTGCTCTTTAATGTAATGCTCATAATTACAAGCAAAGCGAAACAATTCGTTGCACAAGCTCAACTTGAGCCGCTTATCAGCAAACACTTGACGGCAATTTGCTCGAGTAAATGGCACTTCGTTATCGTTGGCGTCAGTGAGATTTTCCCAGCCTGTCACGCCGAATTCAGCAAGCCAGATCGCGATTAATTCAGCTTCATCAACGTCTTTTGTCGAGTCAAATCCGTGTAGTTGTTTCCGTAGCTTTTTCATCTGCTTAACTGATTCAACGCAGCCAAAGCGCGACACGTAAAACACGCCGTTGTTGCTCGGATAGATTGACGAAAGGTAAAACGGCGCACCATTCGCTTGTAATCCTTCATCTTCAAGAAATCCGACTAGTTCTTTTATTAGCATTTTAACTTTACCTTTATCGTTTTAAGTATTAATCTTATCACAAATCAACAAAAGGAGTAACGAATGACACCTACACACAAAACGCTAGGCAGTGCTGGTGCTGATTTAGTTTGCGCAAAGACTGTAACAATCCAGCCAAACCAAACAGCTCTGGTATCAACGGGCGCATATGTGCCAAGCGGATTGCCTAGCGGTATAGCGCTGTTGCTAATGATCCGCTCAAGCATTGCATACAAGCGCCGACTTATTTTATCCAACGGCGTTGGCTTAATTGACTCTGACTATCCAGACGAGATTATGGCGATGATGACCAACCTCAACACCGAGCCAGTAACGCTTGAGAAAGGCGAACGCATCGCTCAATTAGTGCCTGTGCAATATGTTTACGGCGTGTTTCCTGTTGCTAATAATGAGCGTTCAGGCGGGTTTGGGAGCACTGGCGAATGAACGTCAACTATATAAAATCAAGCCTACGCGCATTGGTGCATAATCAACTAAGCTCAGCAAGCGAAACTGCAAGATTGTCGTTGCTACTGATTGAGCGGCAACAGGCTGAAATTGAGTTGCTGAAAGAGCAGCTATCAGAAGTGAACAGCAAAGAAGCTGAGGAAATGTAATGAAAGGTTACGTAAGAGTAGTATTTACAGACGAAGAAGTGAGCAAGATCATTGACCTTGCTCGTGATGTAATTTTGTATAATGATTTGGATAAGGAAGATCAGTTTAGCTGGACAATAAAAGAATCTAAATTTCTTTTTTGGACGTGTGAATACAAGATAATTGCAGCTAACGTGCCGGACAAGATATCGCCATTCTTTTGTCACTATGACTATGCTCAGGGTTATCATTACTGCGAGCTGAGCCCGCTTGGTAAAAATCTAGTGGCGTTATATAAGCTTGTTAGAAATAGCCATAAAATATACCTCGATGAAGATCTTTGTGGTGCTGTAAATTCACTAAGAAATCGTGGTTACATTTAGCTTAACATAAAGCCCCTTTCGGGGCTTCTTTTTTATTACCAGTTTGTGAACAGTACCATTGTTTCGCCGTTTGCATCTTCTTGGCCAGCAAACGTCACGCTAACAGTTTGAGCGTTATCACCCTCCGCAGTTGCCGCTGTGAATTTGGCTTTTGGCATATAGATGATGGCTTTTTTACCATCGGACCAATTGAATTCCAAGCCGAAACCTTGGTTGTTTGTCGGGTCCTCCGCGATTTTCTGCCACTTGCGCGAGTCGTCAACATAAGGACGCATCACCGCCGTACCAGTAAACTCTGGATTTGCACCCATAATGTAATGTGGCGACTCACAAGCTGCGCCCGGTGATGTCTCGTAACCATTGCTTACAGTCGCTTCATAGCTAATTACCGCACAATCAGCTAGCGGCGAATCATCAAGCCAGAAGTTTTCCACATTATGCACGGCACTGGTGGTTTCGTAAGCTGTTGCTGCTGCATCCGTTTGGCCGCTAATTGCTGCGGTTCCGGCGATTTTGTAGTTGCCTACAGTCTCGACTGACGCAGTACAAATACCAGTTTCCGGCACTGTCACTGTGCAATTGTTAGCAAAAAAGTCGTAGAAAGACTGGTGGTTAAGATTGCCAACCGCGCTTTCGTCATAAATCCGCTCCTGAAACATAAACGCAGTTTGCGTCATGCCGTTGGCGTATTTTTTACTGGAAACCGTCATGCTCGCGCCTGCCGCCTCGGTTGCTGCTGGTGCTGGGCTTGTTACTAAATCATCGCCAGATTTACCAGTAACACGGTAGGCAATGTTGTTCAGTGGATTTGTTGCGCCACTCAGAAAAACAAAGTCACCGATTGCGATGGTGTTGCTCGGAACAGTCAAGCCATTGGCTAAAATTGCAACATCAGTACCGGTATGCGAATTGTCATCAAGCACAGCATGCAAACCAGCGACTAAAAAATCTTTTAGCTGAGTTGTGATGTCAGCCTCGATGGTCGCTTGGTAATCGATGCGATCATAAACCTGCTCTTTGCCGCCGCGATTTTGTGTCAGGTTGTTGCCTTGAACGTATGCGGTGTTTTGCTGGATAACGCCGCTTGAGCGCTGGACCCGGGTAAATTGCGGAGTTGCGTCAGGAGTGCCAACCGTGGTTTGCACCTTGTAAAATAAATCAATGTCACTGCGGACAAGCTGTCTAGCCATTTGTTAAGCCCTCATAAGTAATCAAAACTTGAATGCCCAAGCGATACCATGGGCTGTCATCAGTATAACCGATTGTTTCCGGCGTAGCATCAAACGAGCGCAACAAGCCGTCGTTAGCAATATTAATGTTGCTGAATGACTGCAAAAGTGCCGGCATTGTTTGCTGCTGTGCCGTGTTGATTAAGCTGATTTTGTCGGCCGGCACAAATAAATCAATAAAATGCAGCGATGACGCGCGAACAAACCCGCCAACCGACTGCGGAAAATCAATTTCTCGCGTGTACTGAATTGCATTGATTGCCGTTTGCGACAGCGTTGGCTTTGTGCCAAGGTCGGTATTGTGCGTATTAGCTGCCAGCAATCCAGTCGGCAAGTTGGCTCGCAAATACTGCTCCAGCAATCGCTTGTATGTCGCTGATAAGTCGTAAACTGTCATGCTCGTTTTGCTCTCTCAATTGCCACTGATAATGTGCGCGGTGCGGTCTGCTCAGAATAGCCTGTTTCCATAATGCGATATGCATAAGGCATATTGTTTTGCAGATAAATCACTGGCGATTGCTCGACACTATAGCTTGCCAGTGTTGCGGCGATACGCGCTTGCGACTCGCTAACCGCTGCCGATTTTGACTTCGGCGTTTCGTCTTTGAATCTACTTGGATTGCCAACCGCCACCAAAAAGTTACTTGCTAAAATACCGTCGCGGTACGCCGCTTTAATGACTAGCTCATTACCAAGCGACAGCGCAACTTTACGCTGCTTTTTGCTGATTTGGTCGTTCAAGAAGTCGCCAACTTGGTTAAAGTTTATTGTCGGCATAGCAACCGCCAAGCGGCGTCGGCGCCGTCAACACTGGCATTGATAATTGATAATTGAGCGCCGTCAAACGCGCAAGAAAAATCAACAGCGGTTAGACTTGGCAATCCGACATTCTCAACAATCAGCGCGAACTCAGCCTCGGCGTATTGCTGAGATTCTGAGTAACTCAGGCTTGTGCGGATAGCTTCAACGTTATACGTAGCGCCTGCGGTGATAACGCCAGTGTCAGGGTTTCGCGTGTCGTTTGTAGTAACAATAAGCGGCTTTTTGAATGCGCCGAAAGTGCCGTTAATTAGCGTGTCAGCTATGTTTTTGAATAGTGCTGGGGTTGGATTTGTCATTTCTTTACCCCTATCGCCACGGCTATCGCAACGGTGATAAGGCCAACGAGCGCATAAAGCGCTTTCATGCCAAGTTCGCGAAACGGCTTGCCTCGCTCATTCTCAAGCTCAAGAATATAAACGCGACCTTGCAGTACATCGTTTTCTTCTTCGACTTTTTTGACGCGCTCTGAAAGCATTTGTTCAGTTTGTTGCTTGACAGCCATTTGCGTGACTAACTCATGAATTGAGTTGACGAGCTTGTCTATTTTTTCTTCTAGCGAAGCTAGCCTACTGTCTGTGTGACTCTGCTCGCCGCTGAATTTCTCTGGCATTTTTGACGTCTTGGTATTGATTCAATGCGGAAATTATAGCTGCAACGGTGTCGTAAATGCAAATAGACACATAAATGACTTGACACACTACGCAGCAAACCAATAGCGCACTCCAAGCGCTATTTAGTTCTCCGCCATCGTACGCAACTAGCGATGATGACGCAGTGAATGCAAGTAACAGTACTTGCGTAATGATTGTAAAGCCATGTTTCAACCGTTGCATTTGTCCACGCATCCACTGCCATTATTGCTGTAAACAGAATCATGATAGCACACGAAAAGCGCGTTTTGGCACCTGTCAAAAACTGATAAGCCATTGAATAACAAAAACAATACAAAAGCATTAGCTGCCAACCGTTAACTAGTTCGTATGTTGAGCTATAGCTTACAAATACGCAGGCGATTGTCGCACAAAACGCGATGGCAATGTCTTTAGAGCGGATAAAAAGAAAGGCCATCAGATAGATGGCCAACAGGTTATTTGCGACGCCGAGAACGACTTGCTGGCTTAGTGTCAGGGTCGCGTGGCTTTTGAACTGGACTGCCCATTCTATTATTTCCATTTTGTTTAACCAGCCTTCACTTTAGCAGCGTTATACCGATTTGCATAGTCAGCAATCATTTGTGCGCGTTTGCGAAAGTGCTTTACTGACATGATGAAGCGACTGCCAACTTTCTCGCCGCTAAATGCTTGCTCAACCTCATCAAGCGAAAGCTTGACTCTTGCTGACATTCCAAAAGCCATAAGCATTCTAGCCTTTTCTTTAGTGTCCGAACCAATCCACCGCTCTAGCAGCTCAGCTTTACTGATAAGCGTACGATATAGCGCCTTTGCTTGCGCCTCTCGCTCAACCTGCTTACCAGCTAATAAACAGCACTTAACCTCATGTAATCGCTCAGGTGCAGGCTTGCGCCGCGTGGTTGCATTGTAAAACTCTAATAAAATTTCAAACTGGTCAGATGTCATTTTTCTTGCTCTTTTGGTTTTAATGATTTAAGTTTATAGCAAGTTAGTTAAAACGACAAGTGAGAAATGAAAATGAAAACAGCAATCACAACATTTAGATCATTAGACGGCTACTGGCTACACTCAGGTAAAGGCTATGCGTTTTTCCACACCTCCAGACGCCCAAGCGAAGATCAATCTGACGTTGAGGCAATTTACAACTGTGATGAGTGCTGGCAATCAAGCCAGCCTAGCGACTCGGTTCGAGTAAACAGTGAGCCTTTAATTTTTGTCGATGTTTGGGATGACAATGGCCTATTCCACGGTTTTGCGTATGCCGTGACTATCACCGTGATTACGTGTGCAATGGTATGGCTGATTGGTAGCGGATTAATCCCGCAAGCGGTAGCTGGACTGATTGAGTGGCTACAATCATGAGCAAAAAAGAATCGAAAAAATTAAGAGCAGATCACGCTAACGACTTAATAAAAGCAATATCATCACACGGAAGGATGTTTTTTCGCGTCAATGATACTGTTGCTCGTATTGAGGTTGATGATTGCGGAAAAGTATGGTTCTTTGATGCGTGGAGTGGTGAAAGAGTTTACACCCATTATCATGGTCATTGGCGTAATTTTTCATGCGGTGGTACTTTAAAGAATCTTGTTTGCATGATGCGAGATTACATTTCAATCGGTAAAAAAATACCGATCTCGGTTATAGCTCCAAAGGGAATCTGTTGCGGATCTGATATTTGGGGTTATGGCGCCGATGCAAAAAAGGCGCTGCGCGAGGATGTAAAACTAATGCCAATAATTGAGCTACAATCATGAAACAATCAGGCGAAGTATGGGTACAGGCAATGTACCAACTGAAATTAGAACACGAGGCAGAGCAAAAGCGGCTACAGCGTGAAACTGCAAATCGCGTGCGTGAAAAGCAATACGCGCTTGAAATGAAAAGAATTGAGCGTGAACACGGGGCTATCTAGCCCCGTTTTAATCCAGTTGAGCCGTAAAGTAGAAACGGCTGTAGCAGTCTATCCAACTCCGGCACTCGCGGCTTATAAGTGACTTGAGAACCGCTTTCGTATGTTGTCGATACTTGTCCAACCCCTTCTAGCTGTTGCGAAACGCTAGATACCAATCCGCCAGCCAACACGGTAGCATCAAGCGCCAACCGTCCGGCCTGTTGCAATTCGCAAGCTTTGAGCGCCGCTTTGTTGATTGCTGTAATTGCGTCAGTATCAGTTGTTGGCAGCATGTACTCAGGCTGTAGCGTGTAGTACAGATTGATAAAATCCGCGCTTTTGATGATGTCAAAATCGAGATTTGGCGTATCAACCGTGATGTTTCGCTCTGCGGCGTATGCGTTGTATTCCGCAGCTGTAATGTATGCGTTTGTTCCGACTGTTGACATTATAAAATTACCTGTGGTGATAGCTCGAACCAAGTATACTGCGTGTATACCATGATTGCACTAGTCGAGGCGTTTTCAAATTCAATCAAAAACGATGTGTTCGGAGCCAAAAGCCGAAACGTGTCGGAAGAATCAGTCCCGCCAACAACACGGTTTCCAGCGCCCACTGAACCGAAAATAGGAAAGTTTGTGACATCAGTACCGGCTGTTGGAGTTGCGCCCGTGATCACATTAACTTGCGAGTTTGATGAGTAAGCCGTGTCAGTTCTAAGATTTTTTATTGGTATTGCTGCGCCAATTGTGCCGCCAGCGTATGACGAGTATGCGCGGTAATACAGCAGCTCTTTATTTGTTGTGTTTTCCCGCCCTAACAGAACGGTATATCTGTCTGTCGGGCATCTAAATAAAATGTAACTTTTAGCGCCAGCCGCAATAGTTTGATTGTAGTATGCAAAATAGCCCAAGCCACGAGCAATTGCATCATCGCGATAGTTAAGCGCTTGGGTTGCAACTCTATCTAGCGTGTTGCCGCGAAGTAAAACTCTGTTTGGATAGCCATTTACGACAAGACCCATTATTAGTACTCCTGCATATTCGTTTAGGCGTTGTCAGGATAAACTTGACTTACAATTAGGCTGGCGCCGACACCTACGCCACCGCTATAAATTACCAATCCAATTGATTAGTCACCAAGCGCTAGCGAGTAAGTTGCGCCACCAGAGGGTGTGAACTTAATGCGTAAGTTTTTCGTCTCAACCTTATGTTTTCCATCCGTACTGATTACATCATCATCAATCCACGCTTCGCCATCCCAAATCGCAAGCTGAATGCTGCCGCCGTTGGTTTTAACGGCTAAGTTGATGTATTCAATAATGTTACTAAATGCAAATTCTTGTGTGTCTGTGAAACGTTCCATATAACCCCCAATAAGAAGCCGCTTATTCAGCGGCTTCTGTTTTACTCTGCTTGACTTGCTTAGCCTTGACTTCGTCAGCGTCTTTAGCGCCGCGCAAAGCCTTGATCAAGTCTTCATCGTCTGTTTCGACCTCGCCAGCCGGAAGGCTAACTAAGCCGCCACGGACAAGCAATTGCTTATCCGTGGACAGGTTGAACTTAGCCAATGTTATACAGCCGAGCCATATGCGTTTTAGACTGACGAACTTCCATCGCGAAGTCGCCAATGATGCGTGTGCGTTGGCCGTCTTGACCAGGAGCTGTTGCATCTTTAGTGCGCCATGCGCCCGAGTCCATCGCGTTGCCAGAAGCCATTGGCACAACGCTGATCATGCCTGAATCGAAAATAACCAACTCGTCATCAGCCAAGTTAGTATCAACAACGATTTGATTAACGTTGCCAACCAGCGGTAAGTCTGATGGTAAGCGTAAAACTGAACCTTCATCAGCTGACCAATCAGCTAAACGCTGACTGTTATAGTTTGCAGACACAAGCGAAGATAATTTACGGGCTTGCTTGATACCTACCGCAACAGTGTTGGCCATACCGCCACGCGACACGATTTCGGCATTTAATGCGTTGATTGCGTCAAGCGTTAAAGCGCCTGCTGAGTTGTCGGTTTTGATTGCACCAGGCTGGTCTAAGAAGTAACGCAAGCCGCCAGTGTAGCTAACTGAGTTGCCGCCAATAGTAGCAACCGCTTTACGTCCGCGAACCAAAGCGCGGTCCATTTGAGTGGCAAGCTGGCGGATCCGCTCAGAAATTTGGAACGCTAAATCGTTAGTGTTGCCGAATTGAACGGTTGACAATGCGCGGCGTGAAAACTCAACAGCGGTGTCCATGGTTTGGAAGAAGTTTTCAACAGTATCAGGCTGATAAATGCCGTCATTTACAGCCGTTGAGTTTTCCTCGCGACCTACTGAGTCAACAGTTAAAACTTGGCCGCTAGTCAAAGCTGCTGCGGTGGTGCCACCAAAGCCACGAACAACGGTTAAGTCGTTGCCAGAAACCGCAGTAACAAGGATTACCTCCTCACTACCGGTTGGTGATAGCGTCATACCTGCGCGAAACTTGGAGCCGTCTACAACAGGAATAGTTGTAGCGCCAACCAGTACCGCGCCAGTAGTCGCTGAACTGGTCGCGTCAACGCGCATATCTAACCAGCCCATTTTGTAGCCTTCAAACGCTTGACGCGCTGAACCCATGCCGACAACAGATAAAATACCTGTACGGTTAGAACGCGCAATCTCAAACGCTTCGTTTAGAACTTTGTCATTTAATGCTGAAGCCAGCAAGTCGCTAGTAATAGCCATCTTTAATACCTCAAGTGCTTAATTGTGCTTTAATAAATCCCGTCAAGTCGCCTTTTTGCTTGGCATCTTGACCTTTTGCGTTTATTGCAGCGCCATTAGCGCCTGAATAACCGTTAGCGCCACCAGCGTTGCTAGTCGGCAACTCTTTAGCGATAAGATTTTCGAAAACGTCCATCTTACCAATTTCAGACCCAATCGAGTCCAGTGTGATCGCCGTGGCTTTGCCACTTAAATCTAAAATTGTTTCCGCGCCAGTTTCAGGGTTAATGTCAATCATACGTTCAAGAATGACTGCCATTGCCTTTTTCGCGCTTTCGCTGACTGCTTTATTGCTCAGCTTCTCTACAATGTTCGCTTTACGCTCTTTGGCTCGCTCAGCAGCTAACTCTTTAGCGTATGCGTTGCGACCTTCTTCAATTGCGCGATTGCGAGCATCTTCTAAAATCTCTTTGTGCCGCTTGTCGTATTCTTCAAAATTCTGAGCTTTCTTCGCTTCTTCTAATGCGTCTTTTCGCGCCTGCTCAATTGCAGCGGCTTTAATCTTCTCTTGCTCAGCTAAAACGTCTTTAAGCTTGCGGCTTTCTTCGTGTTCGCTTTTATAAGCGTTTGCCAGCGCTACAACTTTCTTGTGTTGAAAGCCTTTTTTACCTTCGAACTCTGACTCAACAAAATCCGCTCGGAATTCTTCTGGTACTTGTTCTAAATTTTCGTAAAAAATCACGGTATTACCTCTGATTTGTTAGTGTGGCATTGCCACGTCATTAACATTGTAAAACGTCAATTAAGTGGCGTCAAATTATTGACCGCCACCGTCAAGCATATCTAGCGCCGCTTGAATGTCTGATTCATCTGCATAGCCAGCCTGCTTAAGCATTTTCAATCGCGTTTCAGCGCCGAATAAACCACTAAGCGCTAGGTCGTTAGCGATGAACCGAGCAACTTCAACGCTGGCGCGAGTTTTGGCAAATTCGCGGTTTAACGAGATTTCAACTTCACCCGCAGCTTGCTCGATGTTGTCTTGACTATACAGCCCAGCGAACATGCCACAATACGCAATCAGCCGTTTATAAGCTGCTTCGATGTTATTCACAATTGACAACATTTTTGCGGCTTTATCTACTGACTCGTTTGTTGATTGAGTGTCAGATTTACCCGCCGTTTCATCGCCTGCGAACTCGCCGCCCAGCGCTCGAATGTCTGCGGCGTTAATTTCGCGGTATTTAACAAAGTGATCTAGCTTTGCGTCAGGGCTTAGGATTTCCATGCTCACGTTGTTTGGCAGATTATTAACGCTGGTTCCGCCAGTTGCAACGTAGTCGCGCCCGTTCATTTTCTGATAATCTTCCCAGTCGTTACCTTGCCAGCCGCTTGTATTGATGGTTGGCAAAATCATTTTGCGGCTTTCGGCATAGCGCGCTGAGTCAACGTATCGTGCAAGCACTTTGTCAACAATTGGCGATAAAAAACCAAGCTCTTGCGGCATACAGCCCGACTCTGGTTCGATGTCGGCCACAATCTCAACTGGCAACCATTTAAGCGGTCTGCCGCCAACGGTGACGGGCATGTTGTCACCAATAGCACCATCGCTGCGTTCTTTGCGCCAGTTGTAATTGCCTGAGTCGTCTATAAACATAATTAGGTACTCGTCAAATTCTTGACGCGCCCCGGTAGCGTAGTCTAGCGAGTATTTATGTTCCATCAGCTTTAAATAGCTAAGCTGATTAATCCCGTTGATTGTACGAAAATCCCAGTCAAGCACCGAGTCCCTCGGGTAACTTTTAATCGCTGGACGAATATTGCGACTTGCAGCCTGTACTGGGGTTAGTCGCTCGCCCGCTGCTGGTGAGTTGATATACTCAGCAACGAGGATATGCCACTTGACCTGTAAAATGTTCGCGAATACGTTTTCAGCTTGACCAAGCAACGAAAGCCCGTCGCCGTCGATGTTTTCCTTTAGCATTTCCAAGCCTTGCGGCATCACCACGCTTGATTGCCACAGCGCTGCACGACCAATCATTGACCGCATTGTGTAGCCCGGCACCTCGTCAAATTCCGCAGCGTTTTTGTAATCAACGTAACGCGCAACAGCGCTTGTGCTAACTTGGTCAACGTCAGACGGGTGCGGCAAATATGTATAGCCTTCACGCTTGACAAAAAACGAGCCTTTGACCGCAGCTCGAATTTTGCTTATCTCTGGTTGCATCAGCGAATAGTCTGGATGTACTGTTGTAGTTGTCGCCATTACTAACACTCAATTAATTTTTAGACAGTTTATATCAATCCCGCACGTTTTGCAGCATCTGGGTATTTGCTAATTAGCTCGTCAACTTTAAGTGGCCTGCCGTAAATGTCGGACATTTTAGCAATTGGCAGCTTGCCATTCAAAAACAACTCTGACTTTGCTTTGCCAAGCGTGTCAGCCACAAATTCAGGGTCTTGCTGTTTTAGCCACGCGCCAACGCTGGTGTCTGCGTCAATTTGCTCGACTTTAAACACGCCGCTTTTGCTTGACGCACGGCCTTTGTAGGTTGGTTTGTCGCCTTCGTCTGGGTAGTTTTTTCCACTGCCAATCGACGCACGAGTCAAATCTTTGCGCGGGTCGCCCATACCTTCGAGCTTGTAAATGATTTGTGTGCGGCAGTTTGGGTGGTACGGCGGATAACCAACAGGCGATTCACCGTAAACCCAACCATCAGGATAGTTAGCTGCTATCCCAGCGCATTTTGTTGACAACCGGTTATCAAAAACAACAAAGGGTATCTCGCGCTCGATAATGTCAGCATTTGCACGTGCCATTGCTCGACGTGCGCCTTCTGTGTAATGACGCATACCAGTACGAGCTAGCGCGTCTGCGCGTAGCTCAGCTTGACCTTTGGCGAATAGCTTGATAGATGACGCCACTTGCCTAGCAGTTTGTTTTTGCGTGATACCAACGCGCACAATCGAGTCAATCTGCTTAGCAAAACCATCAACGTTTTCATTAACAAAATCAGCCCAAATACCCGTCTGCGGTAATTTTCCGCCACTGAGTATGAGCATTGAATCATCAATAAAATCCTGGATTGTTGAGTTACTAGCAAGCTTTGCAAAGCCGATTAGCTCAGCGTAGTAAGCGGCATCAAACACCGCGACTTTTGATAGTTCATCACTGTAACCTTGCCACCCTGCCGCCGCTGTTTCGGTTGCAACCTTGCGGATTTCTTCGGTTAGCTTTTTAAGCTGCTTGTCCGTGCGAATGTCGTCAAAGTCCGCTTTTAGAATGCGTTCGATTGCTTTGTAGGCTTCATCGAGTGACGCAAATACATGAGTGCGCACAAGCTCAGTGGCCGTGCGCTGTAGATACACTTCATGCTTCATTAAGTCGTTAATGTTTGGCATCAATCAATCCAATTATGCCGTTGGCTAATAATCTAATCATATCAGACTTATCACCAAGATAGCACTCACCGTTAGCAAGTGCCCTGATTTGCGACACTGCAATAACATGCACAGCATCGCCTGTGTTAATGACGATGTGCGGCTGGTGGTCTGATAATTCTGTGATTGACATAAAATAGCCCCTGTTTTGGGGCTAGTTTAGCTTGTTTGGTTTGATGAAGCCAATTAGCAGCACAGCAAACGGGATTACAATTTTAAATGCCTTATCCTTGTTGGCGTTGCTAAAACTACCAGCGTGTATCAAGTAAACCTCTCTATCTGTCCGAATAAGACTGCGTGATACACTGATAATTATAACAAACCACCAGAAGCTAAGAACTATTTTCACTTGACAGATCCTTGCTTGGCTTTGATGATTTTTTTAAACTCTTTGTTAGCCAGTTTCGCAGTAATTGTTGCAAAGCATGTATTTCTTGGGCATCCCCTGTATTCAATCATAGCCTTTGCGCTTGTTCTTGATACAAATTCAACAAAACCAATGAATCCACCATAATTTAGAACAGAATCCCAAGCTACCTTATAAGTATCAGGCATACTTCCTGATTCAACTCTTAATAGTGCGTTATCATACTCAGATTTAAGATCTTTGAGTTTTCTGTTAAAAATGCATCTAGCTAACTTTACTTGCTTTCCAGAGCCTTCGCCTTTGTATTCAATTGTAAACACTTTCATTTCACTCACCTTACTTGCTACTTGGCAATATCGCCTGCCTATGTAGTAATGCTAATCAACTAAACTTAAAGCGTCAAACATAAATGCAAAATATTTAACTGGTCAGAGCAGTTACCTCCCAAAACGAATTGGTGTTGTGATTGGTTTTCTTGCGCCCTGCTCGATAACCGCCAAGTATCTGAAAGCGTCTGATGCATGGCTTGCCCAGTCGTGCAGCGGTCTATCTTTCCATGTGCCTCGCTTTGCATCCCACTCTTTTCGGTACGACTCAAGCGCTTTAATACCTTGCTCGCACTTAGACTCGTCAAAAACGCATCGACCAAGGATTTCGCGGACATCATCAATCCCGCTTTCGATTGATTTCCTCGGTACAACCTCAAAGCTTAGCCTGTAAGTCTGGCCGTCAACATCAACACCTTGCGCGGCAAGATCCTTCCTGCTCACTGCATTATGGCCGAACTCGCGGTTCTCTATGTCGTGAGGCGCGTAGTGTCTGCCGTAGTCGTAACCCCTGCGCATCAACTCGCGCATATAATGCTTTAGCCCTTCACCGCTATTTTCGTAATAATCAATCACATGCACTTCATTGCCGATTAACTGATAAAACCAGATAGCGGTTGAATCGCCAATGCCAATATCCCAGGCGGTATTAACCTTGGCGCTGTTGTTAAATCCTTTGCATATGCGTCCATCTGCATAAATCTTACGGAATTGCGCGGCGTAATAAGCACCCTCTATTGAGTTTGCAAAAGCTTCGTCCGGCGTACTCGGGTACTCTCGCTTCATTTCATCGCCAAGCACGCGCCATTTTTCTGAGTACCAAGCTTTCTGTTGTTCGTCTAGGTCGATATTATGCTTGTGTTTTAGTTCGTCAAAGTAACCAATTAGCGCCGCCGCAACATCACCATTTAAGCGGTATTCATCACGAAAAAACCACGGGAAAAAATGAAACTTAAAGCCCAGTGAGCTTGGCTCCTTGCCTTGCTCCTTGAGTTTCCGTGATTCTTGACAGTATTCAAAAAAGTAACCGTCTTTGCCCTCTGCCGTGGATTCGATAGTTATCTGATTGCCAATGCCAACAGCCTCAAACGCGCCAGTTACAATCTCTTTGGCTTTCTCTGGGTACTTTTTGCAGATCTTTCCAAACTCAGAAACGTGCAAGCTTTGCAGCGTGCCGCCACGGTACGACACTGATACTTTTATGCTTGAGCCGTTGTTAAAAACGTAGCTGTTATCTTTATCGCTAATCGGCGTTGGCAATTCGTAGCCAATCTCGCTTAGCAGCTTGCGCTGGTCATCAGTAATGTTTTGATAAGCAAACTTGATTTTGTTGCGGAATATGTCTTTAGCATCATTTAAATTATGACATATGCAACCAGCGCTAAAATCAGGCGTAAACAAGCAGTCGTCTAAGTCGCTAATCATTTTAAAAGTAGTAAAGCCAAGCTGGCGTGCTTTTAAAATAACATCGCGACCATGCGTGTTAATGTAAAATTCTTCTTGCTCTCGGTTCGGCTCAAACAGTACCTTTTTTCCGTCTTTATCTTTGATGTGATAAAGCGTACAAAGTCGGAACCATTTGTAAGTTAGCGCCTCGGCCAAGTCGTAGTTTGTCAAGCTGTTTAGGTTGGCTAAATAGCGCTTTGCTATCTCGTGATTTGTCAACGCTTAGAGCCGCCCGTCAAACGCTCAGCTAGCGACTTGTCTAGCTTGTGCGTTGTTGTTTGGTCGATAATTTGCTTATCCCAGCCGTGCATTGAGTTTATCACTTTTACAGCCGAAACTTTATCCGCTGGCTTTGCCTCTTCATCGTCGCCACGGGCGATTGATGCGAGCACCTTTAAGCTGTCCATGCGAGTCCAGAAGGCTTGCTCCTCGGTTTCCGCTTGAAGCTCTTTAACCCTTAGGGAGATATTAGGAGTTGCCATCAGCTTTGACGCCTCAACAGCAACGCACTCCTGCTTAGCAGTCGAGTTGTAAGCTTGCCGATAAGCTTCGCTGGCGTTGCCTAGCTGAACGTATAGTTGGCAAAACTTTTCTTTTTTTGGTGTTAATTTATTTGTCATTGACAAACCTCTAATTAGCTGACACAAGCACAGCCTGTGCACTCAAATACTAGCAAATTAACCTAAAGTTGAAAAGGCGCTATGCGCCTTTGTAATGCTCCCCAGTATTTCCGTTCTGTCCAATCGCGTTAATTCGTTCATCGTCAGGCCATAAGTCATCAATCGCTGCGCCAAGTTCGCTGTGCTTTTGCATCATAGCTGCATAGCTATCATCGCTCATTACAACTAGTGACTGATTTCCGTTTTGAGTAACAAATAGCGCATTGTCGCCGATTTCATCACGCAAATTTGCAGCGTTTGATTTCATTTCGCTAATGCTGATTATTCGCATAAATCACTATTCCGCTTTGTCG